GAGCCAAGAAGAACGGAGCAGAGGATGCCGCTGAGACCGAGGGAGCCGCAAGGAGCGATGGCGTTCCAAAGGTTCCCGCCGGAGGCGTTGCCGCCAGATAATACGGAGTTCCGGGAGAGGTAGTCGGGTTTGCCGCCGCTCCCACGCCAGACGGAGTCTGGAACGACCCGAGCGCGGTGTACACGGAGAGGCCCGTGGAGATGCCCTGCATGATGCTGGTCGCAGGAGACAGGGTTGCCGGAGGCGGAAGCGGGTTCGGGTATCCGTTGTTGATGGCGTTCTGCCCACGGGCGTAGATCGCCTTGGCTTCCATGGCAGACTGGGCCCGGAAGTTGCTGATGTTCCGGATGGCCGTGGACTCAAAGTCAGCGACATCACGGACAAACTGGTTGTGCAGCGCGTCCACGGATCGACCCTCGACTCCCGCAGCGGCGACCGCAGTACGGGCCATGGATCCGGCTTCACGGGCATCCCGGCTCACGGTCTCCAGTTGCTGGCGAGTGGCAGCCATGGTTTCGATCTCGCGCTGCGCCAACTGGTCGATCTGCATCCCGACATCACGGAACACGGCCTCGGCATTCTGCTGGTACTGCTTGTTCTGGGAGATGCCGAGAGAACGCCGATACTTGTTCTGTTCGCTGGCAGCCTTGGACTGTGCCGCAAGATTAACGCCCATTGAGGCGACTCCAACGCCAACGGCTACGGCTACGAATGCCATGTCAATTCTCCGGGGGTGAAATCAGGTTCTGTCGGGTCTGCAAGAGGTGGGCTTCGCTGGTCATCTCCAGTTCGATCTCGTCCACCGTCTTGCCGTTCGTGTGGATGATGGTTGTCCAGACCGTGTCCGCATGGGCCAAGCCGATTCGCTTGTAGCCCTTTTCGGCTGGGAGAATGTGGTATCCGGTCAGGCGCATGACACCGAGGTCCGTGGTTACGGTGATGTCCCCGTTGACGATGCAGATGTTGTCCAGATTCGTCAGGGCACCGACTACGACCGTGTTTGCCGGGACGAGGATGGTCCGGGCATACATCTGGCCATGGATCAGGTGGGTGGTGTCGATCTTGACCTGAGGCTGCTTCAGCAGTTCCGCTTGCAGGGATTCGGCCTTCTGGATCTCATCCATTGCCAGTCCTCGCAAACTCAACGAACGGAAGCCGACCCTTGCCCCACTCGGGGATCACCCGGACGAACTTGAATCCCACCCAATCAAGCCATCGGATGTGAAGGGTGTTTCGCTGATCGACCATGTTGTACAGCAGCGGAGCCTTGGTCTGAAAGTAGGAGACCCATGCTCGGGACTTCCGGGCAAACTCCATTCGGTGATCAAGCAGCCCATTCGCCGCAAGAAGCCAGACCGTAGCGGACACCTTGGGCTCCGTGATCTGGTAGGCAAACATGGCAAGCGGCTTCCGGCTCTGCTCATGGAACACGGTATAGCATTCCGTAGACACGATGTATCCACGGAACAAAACCTTGTGTGGGGTCTCCCCGAGAGCAGCCTGAGCCTCAGCGATGTCCTCAGGACGCATGTCCGCAGCAATCTGGTGAATGTCTGGGAGAATGGTCCTACGGGCATCGATCAAGCATTGTACCTCTGGGCCCGATCATTGTAGTAAGCCTCCATCTCGCCGCTCAGGAACTTGGAGGGCATGTGGGAGTCATTGATGATCTTCAGGATCAGGTTGTCGTTCTTGGAGAACACCGGGATCCTGACGGCTCCGGAGGAGATGTTGGTTACCCCGATGACCCCGGTACCGATGATCTCTCCCGTGAACGGGTAGACATAGGTGTCCTCGGTCTTGATCTCTGCCGTGACCCGGAAATAGGCCGTGTCGGCGTACTGGAGGGTGAGGTATCGGAGTTGGTACCGACCGCTCACAAGGGCAGCCTGACCCCTTCCTGCGGCTCCCTTGAGGTACTGGGTGGAGAACTGGAAGGTCATGGTGTAGGGAACGCCGATCCAGACCGCCCGTGCGCTCCAGTCTCCGCTCACCACCACCGTGCCAGCCGTGGGCTCTGAGTAATTTGTGCCCCCGGTCTTGCTCAGGACATAGCCGTTGGTGCCGACCACTTGGACATTGCCGTGCGACAGGGGCTTGGCAAGGGTGAAAGTGGTCCTTCCGGTAGTCGAGTTGTAGGTACCCGTACCAGCCGCGTAGTACTTCCGCTGATCAAGGTGGGTCAGCCAGTCCCTGCTGCTTACAGCAGAGTCGGAGATCCCTGCACCCATCCGGATCTTCTCGTAGGTGATGAAGGCCGTGCTGGAGTTGGTGGCGGTACGGAGGACGGCGATGTACAGATCTGACTCCACGAAGCCAGCCCAGATCGCCTTGGCGAAGGCCCCGGAGATGACGCTGGAATCAGCAAAGGTAAACCTGAACCACGCAGACTGTACCCGCTCGTTGTTCACCGTGAAGTAGCGGTACCCGTACAGGTTGCCCTGCGACACGATGAAGGCGATGTTGTCGTGAGTGGTTGCCGTCAGGTGGGTGGGCAGTCCGGGGATGTACCGGGCCACATTGTTGGTCAGATCGTTGGCAAGGTAGGCCCCGTCCAAGGCTGGCTGCGGGATCAGTTCGCGCATCCCCACATAGTCGCCGTTGGAGTAGGTGAAGAAGATGCTGTTGGCCGAGGCCACGGGCTTGACGATGGATGCCTGATTCTCGTAGTCGGCTGCCGGAATCAAGGCAATGGACTTGGGAGACAGGATATCCCCGCCGCGCAGCACCATCTGGCTGTTGGGCGTGAACAGGATCAGATCCCGATTGAAGGGGATTGCCGCCAAGATCTTGCCGATACGGGGGCTGGAGGACGCGATATCGATGATGTCCGAGTCCAGAAGATCCAGCGTGGTGGTGCGGAAGAAGTTGAAGAACGAGGAGACCTCGCTGAAGACGATGTTCTCGCCCGACATGAACCCGAGCCGATTCTGGTGCAGCACCATCTCCTGAATCTTCAGCCCGAGGAAGGACGGGTATGGATTGGTCTCGTCGTTGCCGACCAGTCGATTGGTCCACTTGTAGGTGCTGTAGTCAGCCCCGGCAGGGACATTGGATCCCGGAGTGTTGCCATCGGCGTACTTCAGCATGAAGGTGCCGTCAGACTGCCGGATCAGGATCGCAGGAAGCGTGGAGTTGGTCCAGAGGTACTTCACGCCCGGAGCAACGGTCTCCTCCCAGATTCCACGGGAGAAAGTTCCGTTGTCTGCCACGAACTTGACATAGTAATCATCGATGTCCGACTCGGGGCTGCCGAGGACACGCACGGTGTAGCCATGGGGTGCCGAAGGAGGCAGATCCTCAAAGCGGACCACCTCGTCACGGATGAAGATGATTCCTTCTCCGGCAAAGTCATCGACCAGTTCGACCGTGAAGTCGGCGGTGGACTGGAGGTAGATCACGCCGTCGTGATGCGTGGAGTTGCCGTAGGTGGCGTGAGCATCGATGCCGCCGACAGGGCCGATGTAGCCAGCGCAGTCTCCAGTAAACAGCGCGTCAGCGACATGCTCGGTTCCGACTTCTCCGGTGGCAAGCGCAGCAATTTCAACTTCAAAGTTGTTGACATTCCCGATGTTCGCGGGAGTCGCGGTCAACTTGACGCTGAGGTTTGCTGATTCCCATTCGTTTCCATTGGTTAGAAGATTTACCTTCGTAACCTTTCCACCGGATACCACGATTGTGGCTGTTGGATAAGTCGATGCCTTGGTACCTGACACATAGGTCAACTGCACATTCGTGTAGGTGCCATTGGTTCCGCTTGACCCGGCGTTAGTAATCACCTTTGTCCGAGTGTGGTGGGTGAAGATGGTCGTAACTGCGCCAGCCGTCAACTTCACCGTGTGTTCCCGGTTGTAGTTGGCCTGTCGAACCCACAGAAGCCCAGACCGTGCGTAGTTGGTCGGGGTGCTGGAGGAGAGCGTGGCAGGAGCCGTCACCGTGGTGGTGGTGTTCAGGATGAACGACACATCACCGATGGTCAGGATCTTCCGCTGATCAGCCGTGGCGGTCCCTAGGGTCGTAGCCCCGTCCACATACAGCGTCTTCCTGTTACCCGCCAGATCGTAGATGTCCAGCGTCCCGTCCTGCTGCACCGACAACAGGTACCGCTCCGACTCGTCCCGCTCAACCATGTGGATGAACGGGGGCTGGGTCAGGGAGCAAGTACGCAGGGTTCCCGAGGCATTTGCCACCGCCGAGATATGCTCGGACGGAGGACGCTTCATCAGCCCTTCCACGGGGGAAGGCACGGCGTTGTCGATGGCCTCGGCCTCGTTGGTTGCCCGGATGGCAGGAGGCTGCTGGCTTACGCCACCGATGAAGTTCGGGATGGGAGAGGTAATCAGGGGCATCAGATCACTCGGTAGGAGCCACGGCGGATGAAGGTACGGTACACATCGGGGTGATCGAAGATGGTGTAGTCACCGACTTCGTTCTCGTACTCGGTCATCCGGGCAAGAGCCTGAATCTCGTCCTGCTGGGTGAAGCCGTGGAGGGTCTGGGAGCCCACCATGCGGTCTTGGTAGATCCGAGCAGCACGGATGGTGATGTACCGCTTAGCCGCCTCCGGCATGTCATCGAAGTCCATCAGGTTGACGCGAATCACCGTGATGGATTCGGTGAACTGGTAGGAGTTCGTCTTCCGGTTGTACAGACGGTTGCCGCGAAGGACGATGTCGTAGTTGAGGTTATACCGGGGATCCATGTCCACCCGCACAACGCTGTCGCTCACATAGATGAAGCCGCTGGAGGTCTCCGGGCTCATCACGACATTCTCGTCCGTGTTGAACTGCCATCCGTAGGACAGGACTTCCCGAGTTACCTCATCCAGAAGATTCTGGGCAATCAGGGAGTCAGCCCTCTGGGCATTCAGGGAGTTGATCGGCGGTTCTCCCACGGTAGCCAGAATGGTGTTGATGGCTTGCAGTTTGGTGGTCTTGGTCAGGGCCATTCTAGGATCCTAGACTCAAAGAAAAGAGGGGGTGGAACCCAACTAAGGGAACCACCCCCTCTTTATTCCAGAGGAAGTGATCTACACCCGGCTATTAGGCCGAGGCGTAGAGTTCGTAGCAGCACTCCTCGCGGAGGACGTTGTGACCCATGGCGTACTTGGCAAGCATGAGCGTACCAAGGCGTTCCATGATGTAATCCGACTCCAGCGAGAGATCCATCAACTTGACCGTGCCGAGAGCCTCACGGTGGAAGATGATGCCCTTGGTGGTGGAGTAGTTCTCACCCGAGTAACCAGCACCCGAAGTGCCGTTCACATCGTTCTTGACACCGGCTGCACCATGCAGAACATCCTGAGTGCTGGACTCATCAGCAGTCGGCACATGGTTGCTCTTCATGATCTGAATACCAGCGCACCGGATGATCTCACCCTTGGCCACGCTGCCCTCACCCGCATAGTCGCGGTTGATGGCATCGGAGTCGCTGTTGACCATCTTGTAGTACTCGCCCGGAGGCAGGATGGCGAAGCGGTCCTCCGAGGGGACATTGGCCTCGTCCATCTTCTGGGCAGCCACGAAGAAGGCATCCAGCAGTTCGCTACCCGTGGTCGTGGCATCAAGACCCACGCGGACACGGGCACCGAGGTAGCCGTCCGAAGCCGTCGAGCCACCGAAGCGATCCGTGCTCTTACGGGCACCAGCGATCACGCTGCGGATCAGGTTCTTGTCAGCCGTGTAGGCCAGAGCGCGACCGATCTCCGTGCTGTAGATGCTGCGGACATCGTAGTGGTTCTTCATCTCATCGATGTCGGCCACGAAGACGCTGGAGACAAGAACGTCATCGATGAAGATGACCTTCTCGTTGTGCTTGAAGCGGTTGAGGTACTTGGACGATGCGCTGTTGCCCGAATCAAAGCCCGTACCGCTCGTGTACGAACCGGAGGCGGTGCTGGCGTACAGGGTCGTGCCCGTGGCCTCGCTGAGGACGGACTCGCCGGGGACATGGTACTTGGCACCAGCCACGCCAGTCACCGGGAAGGTAGCAGACTTGCCGCTCTGGATCGTGCGAACACGGTGGAGGGGCATCATCACGTTGTACTTCTCAAAGGTCGTGATGATCTCACCACTAAAGACCTTCAAGAAAAGAGCGTCAGCATCTCCGGCCAGATTCGCCTGACCAAGACGCGACGGATTAACAAAATCCGGCATTGTTGTTGTTTCCTAAGTAGAAGTTACGATTGTAGATGATCGAATGCCTTCTGCCTCGGTTGTCCCTCGCAAGGGGCCTCCGCTTCTAGCATCTCCCCAGTCCATCTGTTAACTGGGGAAAGAAAGGAACCCGCCAGATTTCTCTGGGGGGTTCCGATGGCCTACGCGAATCAAGTGAGGGTCGATGCCTCACGGCGCAGCCGGGGGGTCTTCTGGCACATCCGCAGCCCACCAACCAGCCGGAATCTCGACTTTGTTGGCAGACTTGACACGGGTACCGTCCTTCTGGACCACGAAGACATGGGCCTTGACTGGCTCAGCCAGTTGGACCGGAGTCCCCGGTGGAACGATGATCACGGTGGTCCCGCACCCGGCGATGAAACCGAGAGCGCACACCGCCAGCATTCGGGTCAGCACCTTGTGCATAAGTTTCCTTAGATACTAATCGTTCAAGGAATTCAAGGATTGCCGTGACCAGTTCCTTGACCCAGCCCCACATCACGCCTTCTTCTCGGCATCCTTGGCCATGATCAGGCCGATGCCAGCCGTGATGGCCGCGATGACCGAGCCGATGTCGAAGGTGGTGGCAGGATCGCCGTCAAACAGGGCAATGGCTGCCGAGGAGACTGCGGTGAGAATGGTGGCGATGCCGAGGACGGTGGTCTTCATGTTGGACTTCATCGATTGACTCCGAGTGCGTTGGAAAGAGCGACCCGCTGCTCGACATCCTGACGATATGCGGGGTCCTTGGCATACCGGGGATCCTTCATGGCCGACACGATCTCAGCGATGCTGCGGAATGCGCTGCTGCCGCTGGAACCGGAGGTCTCGCCCTGAATGAGCCGACCCTTGACCCCGTTCGACTGCTCAAACCGAGCCTTGAGACCCTGAACCGCCATGCGGATGGTGTTCATGTTGCCCGAGCCGATGATGTCGTTGAAAGCATCGACCTCTGCATCCGGAAGCGCATCAGCAGCCCACTCCAGCATCGACTGGTACTGGGGCTCACCTCCGGCCATGCCGTAGATGCTGTTGATGTTGGCATCCATGACCGCCTTCTGCCCCTCGACATAGGCACGGACGATCTCCTCGGGAATGCCGAGGCTGCTGACGGCCTTCACGGACTCGTCGCTCAGGTCGCCGTTGGCGATGAACTCCTCGCTGTACTTCTGGAACGCATCCGGGGTGATCCCGGTCTTGGTCCCGATCTTCTTCTCCAGTTCGGAGTAAGCCTTGGCCATGTCCTCCGCGTTCTGGAACTTCTCGGGG